GATTTTGATTTAATTTTTTCATAAATTCCAGGCGCGGAGACTGCCGCTTTCAAGCGGCAGAGGAAGCGCCCTTGCTCCTCTCTCGGATGAACATTCCATACTTGACAGTTTCGCGCATCTGTGCTATACTGGAGCCATGAAGCTGATAGCACAGGTCAAACTCCAACCCGACGAGCGCCAAGCGGACGCCTTGAAGCGCACGCTGGAAACGGCTAACGCCGCGTGCAACTGGCTGAGTGAACAGGCGTGGCAGGCGCGGACGTTCCGCCAGTACGACCTTCACAAGCTGGCGTACCACGCGGCGCGAGAGGCGTTCCCGTCGCTGTCGTCTCAGGTGGTGGTCCGTTGCGTCTCGAAGGTGGCCGACGCGTACAAGTTGGACCGCAAGACGCAGCGCACCTTCAAGGCGACGGGCGGCATTGCCTACGATGACCGTATTCTCCGCTGGTACGTGGACAAGGGAGAGGTTAGCATCTGGACCGTTGACGGTCGGCTGCGCTTGCCGTTTGTGTGCGGCGAGCGCCAGCGCGAATTGCTCAGGACGCGGCAAGGCGAGAGTGACCTTGTACTGGTCAAGGGCGCGTTCTACTTGCTCGCCGTGTGCAACGTCGAGGAGCCGACGCCCGGTGAACTGAAAGACGTGCTGGGGGTAGACCTCGGCATCGTCAATCTGGCGACGGACAGCGACGGTGAGAGCTTTAGCGGTGAACAGGTGGAGCGCACGCGCCAGCACTACGAACGTCTGCGTCGCGCCTTGCAGAAAGTCGGAACCAGAAGCGCCAAGCGCAAGTTGAAGCGGCTGAGTGGCCGCGAGCGGCGCTTCAAGAAGAACACGAATCACGTCATCAGCAAGCGCATTGTTGAGAAGGCGAAAGTCACCGGCAGGGATATAGCCCTTGAGAACTTGACGGGCATCCGTGACCGGACAACGGTTAGGGCCAATCAACGCGCCCGACACGGTAAGTGGGCCTTTGGCGAACTGCGCCAACTGCTGACTTACAAGGCTCAATTGTCGGGTGTCCGCTTGCATCTCGTAGACCCTCGCAATACTTCCAGGGCTTGTCACCTATGCGGTTGCATCGATAAGCGTAATCGCCCTGACCAAGCCACATTCAAGTGTGTTGCCTGTGGTCACTCCTCAAATGCCGACTGTAACGCGGCTCGGAACATCCGAGCCAGGGCGCTTGTCAACGCGCCTATGGTAGCGCCACTCTCAGTGGCAGTTACAAGCCAGCCGCTTTAGCGGCTGGTGGTTGACTTATTTTCTTCCTCGTTCTAAAAGACAAATACCTCTCATTTTTTAAGTTTACCAAATCCAAAAAGTTTTGGCGGGGTTTTAGCCCCATTTTTGACCTAAATCACCTTACAATTTTGGGTTTTCTCAAAATTGGTAATTGCTGCTGCATTTTGGATTGCATTTGAACGTGAACTGTGCTAGACTTAGTTCGTGTCTCTAGTAAACAAAGATGGACTAAAGCGATGGATCAAAACAATTTAAGCCCAAATGTTGATGATATTGACGAAGAATACAAAGCAAAGTTAGCAACAATGGAATTTGATCTTGTTCCATTTCTGATGGGATTAGAGATTGATGAGAGAGAAGCCATTGTTAAGGCAATTCCGATACTTGCCTTTGGTGGGAATGAAATAGATGTGTCTATGCATACTGGTATTCCAGCTAGAGAAATATCCAATATTTTCCTGAAGTATCCAGAGGTTCAAGAGTGGCGTAGAAAAGCAGTTGCATTAAAGGGAGAATACTTTAGGCGACAATTACAGTATATGACCGCTCGAAGCATCCAAGTTTTGTCCGGGGTTTTAGCAGAGGATTGGAGAAACGATGAATCTCCCAGTGTAAGAGTTGGCGTCCTCAATGCTCAGGTTAAAGTTGCAATGGATATGATTCACTCTGTATTGCCAGTTATTAAAGAACCAGAACCAGTAGAGGTAGAAGAACCAAAGCTATCAATTACCAATGCCTCTGCACGCATCGTTGCCGATGAAATTATGAAGATAAAAGCTGGCGATGTTTCTCCTAGTTACGCTATCCTCAAGGCCCATTCCGATATAGATGCCGACGATTTAACTCCACAGTATGGAAAGATGTCACTTAACTTTGATACCAGTTCTTTACTATGTCATGAATGTGGTAATTGGATCAAGGATAATCTCTACGATCACATTGGAATTCACCAACTAACCCCGCTAGAATACGTGATGAAACATGGTATCAATGGTGGACTAAGTTTCGATGAACAGACAAAGTTTTAATTATGTCTAGTACAACACAAGCATCTAACCCACTGGTACTTCCAGAAAATCAAAGTCCTATTCTTTACTGTGCATCAACAATTGTTCTTGGTAATAGTATTCCTTGGGATTTTGCTAATAGATTATGGCAAGTTGAAATCATGAATCTATGGCATCCTGACGTTGTAATCAAGAAGCCAACACAGGTGGGAATTACTACAACTTGTGTTGTTCGTGGAATTCATTTTGCTGATATTTATGATGGACGTGTGATCTTTAGTTTTCCAAGACAGAAGGACGTTACTGACTACGTTCAGACTGTCATGAAACCAATCATTGATAACTCACCCATACTACAAACAAGACGTAAGGGTATCTGGCAGGTCTATAACCATTCCATCGGGAATGGTTTTTTGTCTTTCATGGAGTGTTCAGTTGAACCTCGTGCTATTCCAACGGATTGGGTAATTAATGATGAGGTTGATAAGTCTGACCAGGATAATCTTGAAAAGTTTCGTAATCGTACCGATGCTTCACGATGGAAGATTCATTGGAAGATGAGTACACCTACAATTCCAGGCTTTGGAATTGATATGGCTTTTCAGAACTCAGATCAGAATGAATGGATTGTTACCTGTCCTCATTGTAACCATAAACAGTTTCTTACTTGGGAAAAAAATATAAAAACCAGGGATGAAACCTTTGTTTACTACGGTTGTTCTAAATGTGATAAGCAGTTACCGAACGAAGCTATTATTAATGGATCGTGGGAACCCATGTCTCCAGGTAAAGGTAAGGCACGTGGGTACCACATAACACAAATGATGCTTCCGTTGCTACATACTGCACCATCGTTGATGCGAGCCAGCAATAGAGCATTATCACAAAAGACATTTTTTAATCTCAATCTTGGAGAAGCACAGCATAGTGCTGCTGGTGGATTTACACCAGAGTTATTCAATGCTTATACATTCTCTGGTGATTATGATACTGAAATTCCACTACCAAATAAGCGTTACTATATGGGAGTTGACCAGGGAGATAAGTTAGATGTTGCAATCTTTGAATGGACTGGTGTTGTATTTAGACCTGTGTTCAAGAAGGTTATTGTTTCAATCGAAGGTAAAGCCTTTGATGAACTGGAAAAAATACAAGCCGAATGGAATCCAATTCTTACAGTAGTTGATCGTCATCCAAATGCACAAAGCGCCGTAGCATTTAGGGGTGGAAGACGCAATGTTATTTTGTCGTATTACTCTGACATTATTCAGACTATTTATGATAAGCCAGATGAGAACGGAGTCTTTGCTATTCACAAGGTTGAAGCCCTTGATGCTTTTAGACGATGGATTATAGATGGCAAGATTCAGTTGCCTGGTAATCCAGGATCGCCATCTTCAATGGCAAATGACATCATTGAATCGTTTTGTACTCTTAAGCGCGACGAGGAAGAACGAACTGTATCTGGTGTAAGAAGATTGGTTGCTGTTTATCGCAAGGCACCAGGACGTGATGACCTAGCCAATGCCTGTCTTTATGCCTTTGTTGCTTTCCTGTCTACTGGGCACGAAAAGTTAAGGATTACAACGACAGAAAGCAATAAAAATAAAACGGCACCAAGGCCACCAACGAACGAAGATGATCTAAGAAAAGCAGATTACTTTTATACATCTCATCCATTTACATTGGATGATCTAAAGACTATAATTGATTTAATGAATCAAGGCAATTCAATCATGGAGGTTGCCGCAAATGTTGGAAAGATATTTACCCCAGATAAGATTATTTTTCTCATTGGCTCTCGTCGTAAAGTTGATTTGCCTTTATTTCTCTATCTCTGTAATTACGCTCTTGAAAAGAATATTATTCCAAATAAAACTGGTGTTGTTAAAAATTCTGGAAGGAGGCCATTACTTGGCTATGCAACTAATAAAGAGGATGATCCAAAAGATAGTTCGGGAAGAAACTGGTCTGTTGAATCAGCGTTTGCAGGAAATCCAAAACGCTTTAGATTTGGTTCTGGAAAATGGGGCGGGAGTAAGGATTGAAGAACTCAATAAGTCAACACCTTATCTTATTATTTTCCCTGAAAGTACGCCACAGGCTGATGCAGTAACACTTAGAAAATCACTAGAAGAACTTGGTATTAAATCAATTGTTATTGGGGCCGATAATCTTACCCTTCTTAGATTCAATTCGTTATCTTGACATATGACAAATAGAATCATATGATTGTGTTATATTATTTTGTTGATATGAGGATGTGATATGTATATTGTTTCTGGTTCCAAAACTAAAGTTACCGGTGGTGGCCTGAAGATAAACAGTGGGGCATCAACTATTTTACGTGCGCGGGATTCTATACATGGTCGTATCCTCTATTCGTCATTGATAGATGTAGCCAGGGAACATCCTCATCTTCGTAGTACCATCAATAAAATTGGTATGTCTGCTGTTAGTGGTGGATTCGACATAGAGAAGTTCGGTGGTGATAGGTATCGTCGTAACAATCGTCAGCGTAATGCCATTCTACGTTTCCTTTATCCACAAGGCGATGCCATTGATTGGTCTTATTACCAATCTGGAATATCAACTGAATCAAAAATATATCAAACTGCTGCCTTGTTTTTGATGGGGCCAGTTGCCTGGGAGATTCTTCGTAATCCATTTGGTAAAGCTATTGGTTTTGATATTATTTGGGGATACGTTGAACCAAACTATGATGATGCTGGAAAGTTCAAGTCTCCTGCCTATATTCAATATCTTGGAGATAGATACTTAGAAGCATCAACGTGGAAAAATCCAAGAGATATTGTTTACTATGCTTTTCCTGATCTATGTGGAAAAGCATGGGGAACTCCACTAGAGTCTTTGCTTCCAAGAACATTGCCTTCTGACGTTGCAGCCCAGGAAGCATATCTATCGCTACATACAATGAGTAATGCACCTCAGCATGGACTATGGATGGTTAGCCCAGAAGTTGATGACGACGATTATGATATGTTTGTAGCTATGTTGTTGTCTCAGCAAACCGGTGCAAGTAACTTTGGAAGAACACCAGTTGCTATTCGTGGACAAGTAGAATGGGTACCATACCAACGTAAGGATGACAAGATGCCTTATGCCGATGGTAGAAACTTTGCTAGTGATGAGATTAGTGAAACCACTGGTGTCCCCGCCTCTGTTGCTGGTCGTACTGTTGGCATTGATACTCGATCTGTGACTCAACAACGATGGCTATTCCATGAACTCACCACTAAGCCATTGTGTGCATTGATTGGATCAACGTTTAGACAACAGGTATGCCTAAGAGAATTCGATGCACCTGGTTGGTGGCTTGCCTTTAAGCATCCTCAGTTATTGACTCAATTGGAGTTAGTTTCTGTTGCTCGAAGTGCTAGACAGTGGGGCTTAGTTAATACCAATGAGGGACGTGCACTGATTGGCCATCCACCGATTGAAGAAGATTGGGCTGATAGAGACTACTTAATGCCAATGAATATGGCTAATGCCAATCCAGAGGGTGGTGAAGGTCATGACTTAGTACCAACTGATAACACTGATCTTCCATCAACTGACAGTGAAAATGTTGGTAACAATCAAGGTGACATTGGTCAGCCAATGCAAGAACGTCTTAATATGATGAGGATGGCAGAACTCGACGGAATGGAAGAACATTTTTTGGATCATTACGATGACAGTGATAATGGTCATTATGATACTATGTTCCTGTCTCCTGGAATGTCAGCGCAACTTCATCGGTCATTGCAGCAGAAGGTTGCTGGTAAGACAATAGCTAAGCAACCAGATAAAATTAAAGATTTATTTGCTAGTGCAAGAGAGTTGTTAAAAACGATATGATGTTCAAGACCTGGAACTGTCATGCATGTGGGGCAGAGTTAGGTAAGATCGTTGATACCAACCTGGTTATTACCAGTGTTGGTGACGATTCTCATATCCAACGTATCAGTACCAATGGTGCTAACATTGTATTTCATTGCAATTGTGGAACACTAAAGACGTGGTATCCACCACGTAGTGCATTGCTAGATCAATTGTTTATTGAAGCCATAAGATTGACAATACAAAAAGGAACAAGAAATGCCGAGACAAACGAAGCCAAGTCAGCCAGTTAGTGTTGTTGCCAAGATTCCTCAAGATACAAACGCCTTCTCTGATTCAAAGAACGATAACGTGTCCTACTACAAGGTTGTTACCAATCCTCGTCCCGATGTAACATCGTATAGTTACATAGATGCAGTTGTCTCAGAGTCATTGGTTAATATAATTTATAAGAACTTCAATCCTAAATGGGTTGATCTTTATGATATTGTTTCGTCGAATGGACGCACCGATCCAGATAACATTGTGCTTTCAGTGGTTGAATTATTGAAGATTCCAAAAGATGTTCTTGTAGGCACTGGACAAATAAGTCGTAATACTATAAACTGGATATACAATCAATGTCTTGCAAGGGCTAAGTACGAAAACCCAGACTTGGTTCTAGTAGAGGTTAAGCAAGGTTAAGCAATGATATTTACAGCAAATCTACTTCCAGAGTTGCGCAGGGATAAGGCTAGTGGTGGTTTTATTTCCAGTGTATTTGGAAATGATAACAATGATTGTTTTGTTTATGGCCCATTTACTTCTGACAATGTTGATGTTGTTGGAGATATTGTAACCAAGGATGGGACAGTTAAAGCCGTTGGTCGGTGGAACAACATTCGTAACATTAGATTTATGCACCAACCAATGCCAGTCGGTGTTGCTACCAAGCTGAGTTACATTGATGGACTTCCCTGGAATGAAATGGAAGCTAAGATCATTGATGACAATACGGCTAAACTTGCCCGCGCTGGTGCATTGAAGGGTTATTCCATTGGTGCTCGTGTCCTTGAATGGGAACCAATCGAAGAAGAAGGTGATGATGATTTCTTTTTCTTCTTTGGCCCTATGCGAATTACCGACTACGACTTGGCTGAGACTAGTGTTGTAGATAATCCCGCTAATCGCGATGCTCTTTGGTCTAGTGTTAAGGGAATGAAGATGGTTGGTGATCGTCCACGACACACCCTTCTTACTCCCAATGATATTATTAGCGTTGTTCCAATATTGGGTAGAGAAAAAGCGATGTTGCTTCGGGAAGAAGCAGCGATTGTTGATTACTTGGTTAAGCACCAGGCCGCTAGTCTAAATTCAAGACTATGGTCTGAGTTTGCAAAACCAGTTACTTATTCATTACCAGGAGTTAGTGAAATGAAACCTGAAGTTAAAGAAGAAATTATTCTTGAACCAGTTGTAATCTTGGAAGAAGTCAAAGCTGTTGATGCAACACTAATTCAAGAGCAAGTAGTGGAAGAAGTTGTAACCAAGGAACTTGAAGTATCTAGCAACGTTACTGGTGCAACTAATATTAGCGAAGTACCAGGTGTTGTCTATAGTACCACTGGAACTGGTGACACACTATCGAATTATACAACCTACAGTGATTCACCTGTATACGATGGCACTGAACTTCGTAAAACCGTTGATGTTCTTACTGTACGTATCGAGGAACTTGGTAATGCTTTGTCGCAAGCAATGGAAAAAATAGCGAGTGATATTGCTGGTATGCATGGTGCTATCAAGGTTCAAATTGATGCCAACGAAGCGGCAGTAACTAAGATCAATGATGTTGCTACCAACTTGGAAGCATCACTTGATGAATTGCGGAAGCCAATCTCGCGCACATCGAAGATTGATAATCCTGTGGCGAGCCAAGATAAACCTGTTAGAAACTCTAACAGACTAAGTGTTTTGTAAGGGGGAATAAAAATGAGTAACGTAACGGTTCGCGGGCGCGATACCTTTGTCGCTCGCAATGCGCGTAAATTGGCTGATCCACGTCGCCATATTCAGCGTGCATATGATCCTTCGGCGCGTACTGTTGTAGAGCGCCCTCGTGAAAAGGTTGCTGATCGCAACGAACTCGCTTTGCGAGTTAAGGCCGCACTAGATACCGCTGGAACTGGTTCTTACCTTCTTGGTTATGACTTGTATCCAGAATTGGTTGATGCGCTTTATGATCGTACTCCACTGTTGCAGTTCATAGAAACCGCACAGGCAACGAGTAAGGTTCATGAGTATCGAACTCGCTTGACCTATCCTCGTCCTGTGTTCCAGGGTGAAGGTGCTTCGGCATCGTCCACTTCGGGAACCTATGGAACTGGTAATGTCACTCTTAAGATTGCTCGTGGCTATCCTGAAGTTACTGGGTTCCTGGAAGCTACCAGCAAGTCTTTTGCCGATGCGTTGATTGAGGAACTAGCCGGTGCTGTTCATGGCATTGGTGAGTTTATGGAATACAGTCTTCTGTGGGCTAACGATGTTGATACCTATCAGGTCAAGGGTCTTGCCGAATGGCTTGAAGCCGATGCTACTGCTAAGGTTAGCAACATCTTTGACCATGATGGTACTGTTACTTTGACCTTGCTTGACAATATGCTCAATGCAGTTAAGCTCGCTTCCTGGTCTGGCGATGCTATGCTTTGGCTTATGTCAACGTCTATGGCGCAAAAGGTTAGTACGTTGCAGACTCGTGCCAATATTCAGCTTTCTCCTGGCCAGCCCTTTGAGGGCGCAATGGTGATGAATACCTATGGTAACATTCCCATTTTGGAAGCTGATTATGTTACGCCACGAACTACGTCACCTGCTGTTTCTGCTTCTGCTTCTGAATCTGGTGGTACTCTTGGTGCTGCTTACTACTACTATGCCATTAGTACCGTTGATATTGAAGGAGAACAGTTCCACGGAACTGCATCGTCAAGAATGACTATCAGTGGTTCAACTGGTAGTGTTGCTCTTACCTGGACTGGTGATGCTTCTGCTCAGTTGTACCGTGTGTATCGTAGCGTCGGCGACACCTTGAATACTGCTGATGACCTGAAGCTCATCAAGGTTATTGCCGCTAAGACCTACGATGGTTCTGGTAATGTTACTGGGTTGGTTGAATCGTTTACCGATACTGGCTATACTGCTATTTCGACGGTTCATCCATTGGCTTCTGCTAGTAACGATTCTACGATTTGGCTTGTTAATACTGAGGCTGATCGTGGTCTTACGATGCTTGGTAACATTGATGATGATGGACGGCCAATTGCAGAAATGTGGCGTCTCGTTGAACTTGCACGAACCAAGGATAGTTTCCCGATGATGTTGAAGATTTACTTCGCTAATCTTGCGAAGTATCCAACAGCTCATGCGATTGCACGTCGTGTTCGTGTAAGCTAACCTCTCTCTAGGGGTAGTGGACAAGCTCTCCGTCCACTACCCCGTCTCTTAGTTAGGAGTTATGATGTCTTGGGAGATTGTAACTAAAACAGAAGCAGCGAATCATGCTAGGCTTCCATCAACTACTATCCAAGACTTTTGGTACGATGTAGCTATTGATGCTGTTCGTCGTTGGCAAGGAATTTACTGGATAGGTTCTAGTGAAAGTGTCCTTACTGTTACCAATGAAAAGCATAATGGCAATGGAACTCCAGCTATTAAACTTAGATGGTCTCCGATAGTTAGTGTGTCCTCAGTTACCATTGATAATGTTGTTTGGCCAAGTGATTCATTCTCTATTGATTATAGTCATGGAATCATTGGCTTGTATGATGGTACTCCAGAAAAAGGAAAATTCAACAGAGGAATTGGTAATGTAATTATATCCTACTCTGCTGGTAGTGATGATGTTTCAGCTATTATTAAACTAGCATTGTTACAGATTGTTGCTTATTGCGCTAGAAACTATGAGCATTTTGGTAGCGATGCTAATCTTAAATATGCATCAGCAAATGGGCAGAAGATAGGCGCTGAATCTCCACCAAGACAATCTGGTTTACACAGTGCTATCAAGAGAATTCTCACTGATCTTCTTGGTGCTAAACAAAATAGATTTGGCTATTGATTATGCATGACGAAGCAAGACTAGCAATGATAGAACTTCTAAACCGTTATAATGGAGTACAACCGGCAAGCGTTTTAGATATTGGTAGTTACGATGTTAATGGAACTTATAGACCAATAGTGATTGATCGTGGCTGGCAATATACTGGACTTGATATACAACCAGGCCCAAACGTTGACATTGTTAGTCCTGATCCTTATCACTTTCCAATCCTTAGCAATACTTATGATATTGTAATGACAGGTTCAACGATGGAACATGTCGAGGCAATATGGCTATGGGTTCCAGAGTTAGTTAGAGTATTAAAATCCAATGGTATGTTGGCTATTGTAACTCATTGGCAATTCAAGGAACATAGATACCCAGTAGATTGTTGGCGTATTATGCCCGATGGTATGCGTTACTTGTTTAATTTAACTGGGAAATTAGCTGATTACAACATTGCTATTGTATCGGTCTATGACATTGCAGCAACGGCGTTTAAGCAATAGCCGCGTGATAAGAAAGGCTTA